AATAATTCCGTCAATCGTGGTTTGATCCCAAAGTTTGCCCGTTCGATTGATCTTAACCATGCTTGGCGGTAAATTCCATAACACGGCAGGAGGAGCATTTGGGTCGAACTTTATTGAAGGCTGCAACTCATAGATGAACGCCTGTGTGTAAATATCCCGATACATCGAAAGTTGAGCCAAGAATAACTCACGCCCCTGTAATGGGTTTGGTTTATTCAATAGGTTAAGAACGGGGTGATTGTCAATTTTCTTGTTATTCTTATCGTACACGCAAATCTCCATATTCTTAAACATTTCAGCCTTGCGGTCAATGACCAAACGAAGGTGAGCAGAACCAAGATATACCTCGTACAAATTCTCCATGTCAACCAATATTGGCGACTTGTTATTGTACAGGTAATTGGAGTAAAGTGGATAAAATGGAGGGTTGTCAGTTATGAGCCTCGAAAAAAAACGGGAGAAAATACCCTGAAACAATCCTGCCATGTGTTAAAATAGTTTCAACAAAAATAGTAAAAATATAATTAATAGCCATTATAATTTCACGGGCGTAAATAAGTGAGGCAAAAAGGAGTGGATGAATTTAGAAAGTCCAGCGAGGCAATCGGGAGCATCGTCATGTGTGGTTGATCCTGCCTTGACGTAATCAAGAACCTGATTTATGAACAGGTCATAATCGCTTCCTCGTTCATATTGGTCGGGCGAAAGGAATCGGAAATGTTGCTTTATGAATCCGTACTGCATTAGGATTCGGGTATGCTTATTCGTGCTATTTGTTACCTTCAAAACACGATGGGCGTCAATATGTTGGCGCATCATCTTAATAAACACCGACCCCTGATTGTTCGCCTCTACACGGCAAAGGTTTATTTTATGGGTTTCCATCATGCCAACCGATAGCGGAAGGGTTTGATCAATGTTGGCATCCGTGAATAGTACGTCAGTTAGGTAAATGGTATTTTGGTACACCTTTGCAACCGCCATTGCGAATTTGTCCGCTCCCTCGTCTGCAACGTCTATGTATGCCATCACCGACTCGCAGCCATCAGGCTTTAGTTCCTCCCTTGTGAACAGTTGCAGGTCAGAACGGGTGAACAATACTCCTGCCGCTTCCGTTGGCTCTTGCTGATACTCGGCTGCCCAAATCTCGCGAGGAGTTCTGAGCCTTATGTCGTGATATTCCTCCGTTGTTTTTACAGCGTCACAAAACGATTCTCCTGCACTATCTAATGCCGAGATGATAATACTTTCGTCATAGTAATCTTCGTTCAAATTACGCCCTATTACGTCCTTCTTTGCCCAACGTGTACCGATGTCAATAACTGGGCAATGCTTTTCGATACGTGAACCGTGAGTTCCTTTGTACCAACTCCACGTACTTTCGCAGACTTTCTCACTAATTGCCTCCTCAAACGATTTGAACAAATCATCTGAAATAGCGCACAATGTAGCCCCGAATCCGATAATTGTACCGCCAACTCCTGATCCAAAGTAGGACACCTGAACCGCATTTGTGGTATTCCATCCCCGAATAGATTGCTTATCGGGCGAAAGTTCAACGGATGGAAACACCTGCCTGAACTTATCGGATTTCAAAACATCTCGCGTATCATAGCTGAATTTCTCATAAAGTGTAGAGGTGCAACAGTTACGCATAATAGAGCCGTCAGGGTTGCGCCCGATCATCCATGCTGCAAATAATGTAGTGATGTACGATTTCCCTGCTCGGGGAGGCATAGAAACCTGCAACCGCAATATCTTACCTTCCGCTATTCGCTGGAATGAATCGGCAATCTCTTTGAGGAATGGTCGGGAGGCGAAAAACTCAACGTCATAATACAAGCAAAACGCCCAAAAGTTACGCCTCGCTTGTTCCTCCTTCAGGACTTGCAACATCTGTTCCCTGCTCAAGTCGTGCAATGGATTGGGCAAGTTGGTCATCGGTGATTTGTGTTAATGAGGCGTTGAGTTGATTATCCTTTGAGGTAATGTCCACCTTTTTAGCGATGAAATACTGTGCGTACTTTTCGAGAATTTTAAGGTATTCGGCGGGGTTTTCATTCCGTACTGCTTCAAACGCTGGGGCAATATGCTCCATTTGATCCTCGATAGTTTTGAGAAATAATGACCTAGCCGCGCCGTTTATTTTGTTTGGAACGTCTTTTGGTCTTCCCTTTTCATTTCCCGACTTCCCTGGTTCAAATGGCATTGTTTCAAATTGTTGTTTGCAACAAATATAGCTATTTTCAAGTTATCAGCTACTGCCACACTAATCGTTCGACTTTCGTTTTCTTCCTTTCGTCCAAAAACGCGGTGAACTTGTGTGATAGTCCCGTTGATTCATGCCCGTATCTTTTTGCTAGTTCTACGACTGTGTGATTTCCTTTCAACCACATCTCGAACAGTTCGCGTGGGGTGTATTGCTTAGCGTTGGTCATGCTCCTAACTTTTTTAGCGCGGTGTAGGTGGGGTTAAATTCGACGTAGAATCCAAACTGTTCAGGTAGTCGAATATCCATGAGCGACTTAACGACATTGACAAACCTCTGATAGTTTAAGTTTTTCGGGTCAAGTGGTCGCACTTCGTCGGGCTGCATTTCGCGTAGTAGCCATAGCACACGGGATGCGTAGATTAGTTCGTTCTCGTCCACGATGTCGCGGATTCGTTGGGGATTAGAAGGGATATTCTGACTCATCTTCGTATGTTTTAGTTATGATTTGTTCGTTCAAAAAGTTCTCATTTGGCAGCATAGTTGCCTGTATTGTTGTGGTTGTTTCGCTCAACCAATTCCGCATATCGAATGATTTACCGATAGGCGAATATCTACCATTCATCGTATTGTAAAGCATTTCGGAGCATCCTTGTTCACCCCATTGCTTAAACTTTACCTTCATTACGTGAATCTCAACTGATGGATTTCCCTCGTCAAAGTTCCGGTATACGCTTATTCCGTTTGCTGATTTGTTGTAAAAGTTAGCCGAACCGTTGCAATCGTAAAGGGTAGGAACTTCGTACTTATTCGGATCATCCTTTCGTTTACTCATCTTTCGAGGGTGAACAACTTGGAATGTATGAACGCGGTTCTTTTGGCAAAAGTTATCTATCATATCCAAACACCATCCAATGTATTCGGTGTCTGCCATTCCTTTAGGTCGCTTATGTTCCAACTTATTCCAAGGGTCAATTACTACTCCCCTGATTCCGTTCCGGTGTACTAATTTACGGGCATGGTCAAGGATTGAGTTAACCGAAAAGTCCTCATTCTTTGGGCTTACAAAAAAGAAATGCCGGTCTATAAAGTCAACCGCTGCATCCCCATGTATTGCGCTCATCCGGTTCGTTGGTAGTTGTTTTTTTGATGCTGATAGTCCTATTAACTTTTCAGCCATTTTAACCATGTGAAATGCAATCGGGAAGTTTTCCGGAGAATAGATAGCGAACTTCCATCCATGATGCAAAGCCAAACGGATAAGTATTTCGTCTAAAAACTCTGATTTCCCGTGAGTTGGAATACCGGTAACCGTTGTAATGTACCCCGGAACAAAAGTAAGTAGCCGGTCAAACTCCGGTATTCCAATAGCATCCCCAGTCGGTAACCCGTTTTCAAGTATCTGATGAAATTCTTTGCGCTGCGAATCTGCATAAATAATACCGGTTATTTCGGTAGCTTTTGCCGTTTCAATTGTTCCGGAAAGTTCAACCGCCCCATATTTTTGTAGGTATTCATTCGCGTCTTTACAATCCTTAAAGTCAACTAAATAGCATTTATCCTCCCCAAGTCTGCGTATCAATTCATCCCTTAGTAAACGTCCGGCTTCGTCGCTATCTGTGGCAATGTAGAACTTTTCGACCTTTTCAAGCCGGTCAATGCAATTATCAAGGTACTGGAGGTTTGGATTCTTACCAGCCCCATTCGGAACTGATACACAATTCTTTATTCCGGATTGCACATAACTCAAACAGTCTATTTCACCCTCAACGATAACAACCGAATCCGTAATTGAATCGAGGTTATACAGGATCAATTCTGCATCCTTGTGTAACCGGAAGTTTTTGCGCCCGTCCCGATACTTTACGTTAACAAGTTGATTGTCACGAAAATAGTTGAACTGTATTGTGTTTTCCTCTTTCGATGTTTGCGGCATCCACATTTTGCCCTCCGTCACTTTCATGTCAGATAGTGTGTTTTGCCTTATTCCTCGACCCTCAAACCACTTCACCGCCTGTTCTGATAGGATTGTATTGTTTTGCCACTTCGGTTGAATGTAGACTGTTTCTACACGTTTCTGTTGCATATCTGATTTTACATAAAATGCCTCATGGCAATGGTTGCACCGCCCGATACCGGTTGAGTGATTGAATCCTAGGCACTTTACATTCCGGCTCTTTGTCCGGTCATGGCTGCATAAAGGGCATAGGGCAGTATCTTCTCCGGAATATTTACGCAGATCAACTTCATATTCGATCTTTGTTGTTTTGTGCGTTATCTTCATAAACCTACCATGCTTTTAGACTGTGAACTACCTTTGGCGTTCTTCTTTGCCCAATTAATGAAATGGGACTGTAATTCGCTAGCTGATTCCTTTCGTTCGTCCCTTCCGCTAATCTCGGCAATAAATACTTTCAGCAAAGATTTAATGGATTCCTGATCTGATTTTATTTTGTTGTTCCGGAACGTCCGAGTTATGTTCAACATCTTCTCATCGCTTTCAACGATCTGTTTTCCAAATTCTGCATTGTTATCAAATACTGTTGTAGTATAAGAGTTAAATATAGAGTTAGGAGTTGGGTTATCTTCTCGGTTATCCCTTGGGTTAAGCGAACCGGTTAACCCCTTTAGCTTTGGGTTGCCTCCTTTGCGTCCGTTTTCTGTGTTAGTTGCCTGTAATTCAATTTGTTTCAAAATCTTGCGACTTTTTATGAATTCTACACCTTCGATAATTTCAAAATCAAAAGTTCCATGTTTCCGAAATTCGCGCAACCCCCCGGTTATCTCTTCGGTTAAGCCACCGGTTAACCGAATTATGTCCGGAACGCTGCATTCAATGATGCCTCCGGTCTTATTCATTTGGATAATTAACTCAATCAAAAGCCCCCTAGCATTCAGTGACAACGGCTTTACATCGTCGCCCCAATCTTTAAAGTAGAACTTAAACCAAAAATTTTTAGCCATTACTCAATTGATTATGATGAAATTCTATAATATCATTAACCGTATTTGCGGCTAAAAATTCCATGCCGGTGTACGAGTTATCTTCGCCATTGAAGTAAAATAGAACATATCCGGATGTGCCATAATTTCTGATACGCATAAAACCATCTTGATACCTTAGTTTGCCATGACCAAAAAACTGATCCGGAATACCTGGAGCATCTTTTACCGCCTCTTCGATTGCATGGCAGTATTTACAAAGCGTTGTTAATTGTTCGTTTGGTGCGTCCCAAGGATTGCCGTAATAAGACCAATGATGTACGTGTAGTTCTGTTTCTGTGTCCTTGCAATGTTGGCACGTGAAGTTATCGCGCTGTAGTATTTCAAGTCGTTTTTTCTGCCAACGCGGATCACGTAGCAATGTGTTATAATTCGCCATAATGTAAATAGTAAAAAAGTATGCCAGTCAACTACAAAGGAAACCCGATCATGTGGGACATGAACAGCAATGTAACGACTGGCAATTTGAGTGTTTTCATAGTATTGGGTTTCAGCAATACGATTGCAATATTACGCAACTATTTCGAGCATTGAAAACTATTTTGTACTTTTTATTTAATGATAAATAACTCGCCTCGGAACACCTCATTCGGAATGATCGTCAAGACATAGCCACATTCCGAATCGGCTTCACACGCCAAGCGAATTATTATGCTTTGTTGATGCGTTGGATTATTTCTTGGCGTTTTGTTTCGGCTTCAATGGCTCGTTTAATTAGAAATTCGCAGTCCTCTTGGCTTGGTGTAAAGTGGAAGCAAAAGTATCGGTACTTCTTAGCCATGCGAGGATCAAAAGAAACAAAGTCAACGAACGTAACGTCAGGGGTGCAAATAAATTCGCATACGGTTTGCCAGTAGTATTTAGGAAACTCCGATTTTAAATACTCCACGCTATCAATCATCATGTGTTTAATGTGGTTCTTGCCCTCATACGGACACTTTACTTCCAGTACACCCACCTTACCGCCTCTGTACACTTTGCGATCGGGTGAAGCCCCTAAGAATGGATAAGCATGATGTACTTGAAATCCAATTTCCTCCGCTTTTGAATCGCTTCGTTTTTCGTGAACATACACGCCAGTAGGCTCATGCTGGTTACCCCAACGTGTTGCATCGTTTTCAAAGTGCGTATCAAATTCAATAGGCGTGAGCATTTCTGCAACCTTATCGAATATGTACGTTTCGCCAGTTGCACCTAATCCTTTAGGCTTACAGATGTTTTCGATTTCAGAACCAGTAAATAGCGCGCGACGAATCGCGAGCCATTCACTAGTGCCTTGTGCTGGGCTATTGTTGTTCATTTGGCGTGTCGTTTTCTTCGTCCATAATTGAAGCGGTCAATGGCTTAGAGTCAACAACCGTGTAACCAATGTCCTCAACTTCGTCTTGCGTGTGAATGCCCATTGAAATTTCAGGCGCAAATTGACGGGTGAAAAATGTTGCAGCGCGGTATCTTCGCATAAGTTGTGGCATAGCCTTCCATTTGCTGCCAGTCTTATCGCTCCACCCTTCTGCCTTTGCCATTGTCATTGTTACCCAAATGCCCTCACAACGCTCACCCGACTTTAGATCAGTTGCAACGGCTCTACAACTACCGCCCTCGTTTTCGTTTTCTTCATAACGTAGAGGCGAGAAACGCCCCGATGCGTTAAGCGTTGCAATTAGGAATGTAGAAGACCATGCTGGTTTTCCGTGAATGATGTAAAGGTTCTGCATAACCATTAACGGATCAGCACCAATACGCCCTGCCATGTTCAATGCAATTAGGCAGTTTTCTATTTTGCCTTTGAAAGTAACCGGAACAAGGTCAGATTGAGATAACATCTTTGCGACCCGTTGCGCGTGTTCAAAAGATTCTTTATTTAGGAATACGTTATCGCTTACTGGCTTCATCTGCATTTCAGTAGGTACAATTAATTGTGTTTTCGTTTCTGTCATGTTAATAGGAATAAGTTTCCCGTCCGATTTCGGCTGATCCGAGGCGAATAGAATCGCACTTGGCAAAAAAGGACGGGAAGGTTTTGAATGTTTTCATCGGATCAGCGTTGCAAATGTAGCAATTGTTTTGAACTGGGCAAATTTATTTTTGTCGTTTTTCTTTGAGTAGTTTCTTGATTTCGCCAGTCGTTAGTGATGGTGCTTTGCCCGACCTTCTGCTATCAATTATCGTGTTGCATAGTCCGATCTCATACGTAATT